CAGATCATGCTTGAAGGCGCGAAGAAGGCAAAGAGCGAATCCAGCGTCGTTGACACCAAGGATATCTTTCCGTTCTGGACTCCGCCCGGTTCAGCAAAGAAGAACGTCGTTTCGCCGGACAAGACTGGCGCAGTGAAGGTAAAGCCAGCTGACTTCAAGGCTGTCGACACGGCTACCGCATGGCATGAATTCCTCGGCAACTTGAAGAAGTCTACCACGAACACGGCAAAGGATTCTGGCAGTTTCGGTACTGTCGTTGTCAACAACGGCAAGTCTGTTCCGAAGCCGGATGACCTCATCGGCAAGGTGAAGGCGCTCAAGGAAACCAAGGTTACCGACATGTCCGGAAAGACCAAGTCAACCACCGAAGAACTCGGCGTGTTCAAGAGCATGGTAAAGTCCAATGCAGCTTCGCCGAACAAGGACAAGCTCGTGGGCATTGTCAAGCCGAAGACTGAACTCGGCAAGATTGCAAAGAAGCCGAAGTTCGATATTGACGCCAGTGCTACTGTCGAAGTCAAGGACATCATCCCAGCCATCAAGAACTTCGCAAACAAGATGTCTCCAGACAAGACTGGTGCAGTCAAGGTTAAGAAGCCAGAAGGATTTGAGAAGGAATCCGCCGTCAAGGGAATCATCAAGCCTGAACTCTATGACGACATGACCAAGCCGCAGCTACGTGTCATCAATCACGGCGACAAGATTCCAGCAAACAACAGGATGTTCAACCATTACGGCGAAGCACCGCACGTCAGGGTTGTCGGCAAGAAGGAACCGAAAGGCCCAGCCGTGATGAGTCCGGACAAGACTGGCGTGGTGAAGCAGAAAGGTCTCGTAACGGCTAAGTAATATGGCTAAGACAGATCCTTACTACGACGAATATGCAAGAAGGCTGATGAGAAACCCGACGCCAGTGCATCAGGGGTTTCTCCGCCTACGCATTTCCGAACTTCCGGTCAACTACCAGGAGCGCCGTAAGTCTGTTACCGAACCATACACTACCGACGCCCAAGAGACTGTCAACGCAAACATCAAGGACTGGGTATGCCCTGGGCTGACGTGCTCCATCGCAAAAGAAGGACATTACAAATTCGTCACCAACATACCTACCCAAGAAGACAACCAGTACGACGATACCATCACGGTGAGTATGCTGGCGGACAACCGCTGGGAGAACTACTGGGCGATCAACCGATACATGGATGTAGTGCAGAGTGGACAGACTGACGCCGATCCGGTTTTGGACAGACGCCACCGTATCTACGGCATTGACCACAGATACCGTAACCGACTCACATACATCCAGTGGATCGACATGCACTTCGCTGACGACGTAGCACAAGAGTATATGGTAGTAAGACTTGAACGTTGCCGTTTCACTGCACTAAGTCCGCTTTCTCTGAAACCGGGCAGTATCGAACCAGCATCATTCAACTTGACTATCAAGTACGAAATCCGTCGCATCATACGAATGCCAGACCCAAACGAACTGATGAACGCGATCTGCATTGCAGAAGGCGCAGACTCTTACTACTAGAGGTAAACAATGGCCGAACGAAACAGATATTACCAGACCGGAACCGCATCTGGCATCGACTCTACCCACGACGAGATGCTTGCATTCTACATGGAAAAGTTCTATGCTGCTGCAAGAGGCCACCTTGTCAACAAGTACCACGTCGGGTTCTGGGGCGACTACGTTGCCGAAGCGTTGCGCATAATGGACAGAAACTCATTTGCCGACAAGTACAGCTTGACTCGGACAAAAACGTTCAAGAACACTACTGACGTATGGATCAAGGCAGCGTTCAATCAATGGGCGGACTTGTTCTATGATAGAGACACCCATGTGCTCAACATGTACTGGGCGGCATCTTCTGTTAAGATCGGCGAAGCACATTCCAACACCGTTCCGGTCTCTGGCATCGATACAACAAAAGGCATGAAGTATCCGCTAATTCAAGGCGACCAAGGGCCTCAGACGATGACGATTACTGTCGTTGACGATCCGTACATGATGTGGTATCAGTTCTTCAACGCATTGTATAACGCACAGTTCAGTCCACTTGTATTAAAAGCAAGAAGCACTTGGCATAAAATAAACGTCGCTGTAGATTTATATTCAGAATCCACAACAATGTTACGAAGTAGCGACGGACAGCTTGCTACCGAGCAATGTCCATTCATTACTGACGCCAGCCTAAACCAGATGTATGAATTCAACTCCGCAGTACTCATCGATGCCCCAGACATGAAAATGGGATACTCCGAGGACAAGCCATTTACCTTCACGGTAAAGTTCCGTTATCCTAACGCATTCCAAGGAACGTTCAAGCAGCAGCTTCGCTACTTGCGAGACAATACTTGCGACGGCACGGACGTAAACGCCTACGACGAAAAGAACAAGAAGCTACGCCGACAGTTCTTTGAAGACGACTACGGCACATTACAGAAACGTATCGGACTCTATGAGGCGTTCCGTGAAAATGAATACTACAAGGAATACGGTCAACGATACTTTGCAAACAAGAACAGTTAAAAAAGGCGGCCATCTGGCCGCTTTTCTCATTTGATCATCGTAATGACACGCTGGTTTATGTCTAGTATCTTATTCTTTCCGTAGAACTTTATCATGTTCGCATACGTATTGTATAGCTTTGCGTTTGTCCTAGTCAACGGAAGTTCAGAGATGAAGTCATTGTATATGGTAGTAAGTTTTGTTGCAGTAAGCTTGTAAGCCATATTTCCGATAACGTTCACGCCCCAGAAGTCATCTACAAGCGGCGTATAGAAGATACCGTCGCCAGCAGTGGATATGGCATCCGGGATCTTGACCGGTGCCACCGTCATCTTCACTCTGTCAAACATTCCACAAATATAATTCATGTAGGAATCAATGCGGTTATCCATCACGACAAGCGTCGCCGGGAATTCCTTATCCATGATAATCTTTCCACAGACCTTTCCGTTGATCGGAGTCACGTCAATTCCTTCGGCAGCAAGCATATTAGTGCAGATAGCCTCGAATGAGGTCTTTGGCTTAAAGAAGGTCTCGTTGTATGCAACATCAAGAAGGTCAAAAGAATACTCATAGCCATATCCGATCATGGTCAGCTTGGATACGTTGATGCCTCTCCAGCGAGTTGTGCTCAATGCCTTGCCAAAAGTATCCACGAACTTTTTCGGCATGTTGTTCTTCATCGCAGTAATCAGCTTCGACGGAGTATTTCCCTTGTCTTTATGGAGCTTTGCAATCGGATCCTTCCTAAATGCGTCGCACACTTCCTTCCATTCAGACTCATCCTCGAATGAGTTTTTATTAAGTGGGAACGAAATTACTCCGTTCTTTGTATTCTTTAGTTTCACCTTGTCATAAGGGATATAGAGGTGTCGAGGATTATGGAACTTTTCAAATTCCAGCTTGATAGGAGACACGGCGTCAAGAAGCTCGACGGTTCGTGAGCTGACCATGTCTCTGTAAGTGTCGAGAGGTTCGCCAAGTTTGGCGGTCGCCAAGAAATGCACAGTCTCGCCATTGATTTTACGGCGGATAGCTTCTATAACAGAATCAAGGCTGTAGCCAATGATGTAGGTTTCATTAATCATGCAATTTTCTCGTCATCTTGAATGAAAGGTAACACATACTGGTTCAGCCACTTGGCGTCCGGAAAATAAAACAGAATGTCAAGGATTCGACACTTTTCGTCAGCAAACACAACCATCGGAAGCTTATTCATCCCAAAGTCCGAATATATCTGGTTATGACCATCGAGCGGCTGAGGTTCAATAACTGTGCGAACGCATCTTACTGGGTCATCAAACAAGTTGTACTTGTTGAACCAAGCAAACATATCATTGAAGCTTTCCTTGCATGTCGGACACATCTTCGTTTCGTCATAGAACAAGAAGACCCACATAACCACACGCTGACGCTTCTTGACATCGCTATAGGCTTCCATTCCGTATTTCAACAACCGTTGGCTTAATGGAAGATACTCACCACCAATAAAGACACCGTCTCCGCAGCAGACTGACATGGCTGTTACCTTTCAAAGTTATTTCTTAAATTACATTTTTAGATTATTGTGGAAGCGTCGAAAAGCTTTCCAGTATTCTTCTCAGTCGCAATAAACCAGTTGACTCCGTGGACTTTACACCATTCAGATGCAGCCTCCCACTTTGCAAGGTTGACGATCACGTCCATAACCTTCTGGTCATAGTTAGCCTTGCGCTTGTTATAGCGTTCAAACGCGGCAGAATCTGCGCCAGCCTTTGGCGGCTGCGGCATCTTCGGCTGTACTGCATAGGATGTCGGCTTCACCTCAATTAACCATCGATTAACCTTTGTAGCGCCTTCTGGCAGTATTTCAAGATAGATGTCTGGATGATATATGGATACACGTCCATACTTCGGAGACATGTAAGGAATCTCGAACACCTTCGGCTCGTATGCCCAGAAAGTAATCCGAGGGTTTGTGTCACATACAATAAAAAATTTCCGTTCCCATGCAGACTTGTAATATGGCATCGGAAGATTCGGCATATACTTCTCTGGATGCAGAAGATTATAGCGGCCCTTATGGCAGTCGGTATAATAATTATGCTTAGCCATCATGCCTCCTAAGCAAGCGCAGCTGAATACATGCGCTTATAGTACGACTGCAGAGATTCGTTGGGTAACCTTACGGTAAACTTATAGCTTGATATTTTTTCCGAGCGTTCCTTATCAAAATCGTTCGGTACTTCATATGTCGGATGCACTGGTTCCGGGGCATTTGGATTGTCCACGGTTGGCATTCCAGTAGGATCGTTTACAAAGTCTGGCTGACGGCCAACATACTCTAAAGTACGTGCGCTAGTCGTATTGCTACTGAAATCAGACCCAGGTCGTTCAATCTGGTCAATGCTGTTAGTCATGTGCAATACATAGTCCTTGCTTGTGGCGTACTTGTTGCCAAACCGAACTAGCTGATACATCTTTTCAGTATAGTACGAATCGCTCTTACTTCCAGCTACCATGCTGTCAGCTATACTCTTCAAGATGTTCTCAGATCTGGTAGTAATCTTCTTTGTACCTACATTGACTGAGTTCTCAGTTTCTGGAGAATACGTAAAGTTAATTGCGTCAGAAAATGAACTAGGCGTCTGATTATCGTCATCAGGCATCATGTCGCTTGCAGTAATCGGACGGTTCAATTCATATTCTTCAGACTCTTCGACTTCTGCACTAGTGTTATCGTCCTTATTCTTTGACTTACGGAACAAGGACATCAGCATATCCCACGGAGACTCACTATAGAGCTGTCTAAGGACGCTTTCGCGAGGCGTCATTCCGTCAAGATCTACCGCAATGCAGCACGTGTAGATATCCGCTTCCATAGCACGACGCCAGTACTTGTCGTCAAGTCGCAAATCCTTGTACAGCTGCTTTGTCTTGTTCTTTATCTTTTCGGACAATGCTGGGCAAGCCATTTCAAGGCACTTAACCCAACCACGGTACGTATTTATCATGTCAATCGCAGACATACCCAAGTATTGCTTGCCACCGCTATATTCCTTGGAATATACAAACAAGCATTCAAATGGGCCTAGCCCTTCGATAAACGTAGTGACATTCATCTTGGAGCGCAATAGCTGAACATACTTCTTCAAAAGCCATCTGAACGGCTTGATGATAAAGTTGAACACGTAAACAATCCACGATTCAAGATAATTGAACGCAAGGTCAATATACTTACGGACATACTTAGTCAACAAGTTATCTATAGCAACGCTCAATCCAACCGGAGTCAAGAACGAGAACTTCTGCTCAAGGCAATACTTGACAGCTGCTGGATTTGTCTGAATATCGTTACCATTTTCATCCTTAGTACAACCAGTCAAATTAGCGATGATCTTGCAAATGCACGGACAGTTGTACATGTGCTTAATAAGACCATCCCAGTTGATAGAAATGGTAAAATTAATAGTTTCGAACAACTTATCACGAATTGCATTAAATACATCTAAGATACAATGGCGAACAGCCTCCGTCATTGACAGCGTGGCATCTTCCAATCGAGTTCTAGCGGCGTCAATCTTGTTAAACATAGCAAATGCTGTCTTGACAATGACATCAATCCAGCCATCGATAGTGCCTCCCCAGTTCTCGATGAAGGTACAGATATTCTTCATGAAATCTGGTTCTTGAATTAGCTTACTGATGTATGCACCGCTTGTCAATCCGTTCATGGCATTAGTAACCATGCCCAGTCCGCCAGCGGCCATTCCAAACAGAGGTACGTTTTCCTTGATAAAGTCAAACAACATGTCAGAACAGTCGATAGCATTGACAGCCCTAGTTCCAGCGTCAATAGAAGAAGCCGCTTGCTCGACAGCACCAGTAAATGTATTGATTGCACTATCAATACTGGTCATGAACGACGTTTTTGGCGCCGACTGAGTAGACGAATTCGCTGGGGTCTTGTCGGCAACGACAGCTCCATTGCCATTGTTGCCCTTCGCAGCAATGTTATCTGTCTTTGCACAACCGTTCTTAACCGCCATTGTATTCGTCCTCGTTAAATGTTGGTGGCATATAGGCTAATGGACGTGCGGACAACGCATCGAAATCATTTGGCGATACAACCTCAATTTCATCGTTCTTAGCCTTCGCCCTAATATGCGTAACAAGTTTATCCAATACACTCTTCTGGTAAGGCGTAATGTCGTCCATAGATGAACCGACAAGCATGATGATTACCGCATCAACGTTAACCTTGTCGCCACCTATCGTACAACCGCTATATACACCACCGTCATCTTCAAGGTCAATGAACTGAGCAAACCCGCTGTTCTTTAAAGCATCCTTGTCATTGTTCAAGTCGCTAAGAACCTCAGGATCACCCGCAACCTTACCGACAAGATAATGTGCATTGCTGGAGCTTTCCATGAACTTTTTCGCCATGATAGGGAAACATTCTCCTTCGGTATGGCAAACCAAGATTCGCTTGATTTCCTTTCCGTTACGCTTAATCATCTGGTCAGTACGTTCCATCGGAACAGTATCGACAACTTCACCAGACCGATTGATAATATCAGCACGAGGAATATCAGATTCAGTCTGCGGGTGCTGCGGAGTCTCTGGCTGCTCTTGAGGCTGTCCTTGACCGTGGAATGCGTCAATCGTCGCTTGAGACACGTGAGATATAGTCAAATACTCGCTTCCTTGGCCAAGACCGCTGTTCGCCCTGTTATGACCCACTGGCATACAAGTGAAAATATCGATAGTCGCTTCAGTCAATACATGCTGCAAGTTCTCGCCGGTTCCTTCGTTTGCACCCATTCCAGCTTGTGCATGAGCAGTTCCAGATTCATATGTAACAAATCCAGCAGCGTCCCAAGTCAACGTCGAATTATTTCCCGGATTGACAATATCAGTAATATGAGTCTGACGGTTATGCGTATAGAAGAAACCATCCTCGCCAAGATTAGCAACAGCAACATCCGGATAATACTCGGTAAATGCTGCCGGAGCAATATCTGGCGTCTGCGACATGCCATAATAATAGCCAGCATTCACGTCGCCGTTCATGAAACGTACACGAAGATAATATCCAATCGGAGGAACTTGCTGTATACCACTCGTAATTGCCGGATATACATACGGCTGTTCGGAATCTTCAAACTCTTCGGTAACGCCAAGTATCTTGGCACGTACAGCGCCACGATGGCTAATGTCGTTGCTTCCGCCAACGACCAATCCGATGTAGTCCTTATCTGGGAGCTGATTGAACATTACTTTTTCCTCGTCTCAACCTTGCATGCGTTGGCTATATTATCAAGCTTGTCGGATGCCGCCTTATAGCCCTCGGCACCCGGATTCCTAGACCCCAATATCAAAACCGTCATGTAGTCAGCCGATTGGTTAGATATCATGTTGCCCAAAGCGCCAGCTTGCATGGTGCCTTCCTTCTGAATTTTCTTGGACAAAACTACATACTCATCGGTATAATTCATGTCTGGGCCGCCATTGCTACCGTTTCGAGTGACTTTTAGCGCCCTAACGCATACGCTGCTTCCGACGGTAGGCCCGATCGAGTTGTAGATACCGATGACCATAATCTTTCCGTATTCGGCCAAAATACGGCTACGGATCATTCCAGCGACAGCATATGACTTATGCGTGTTCAAAGGAAAATAATCAACCGTCTGCAGTTCACCGAACACAGCATTTTCATCCTTGATGTCATACGACTTACGTTCGGCAGCTCCGTCCTTTGCGCCATATTTAGTCACAACCGTATCAAAACACTTGCCACCGCATTTAGACACGTCAGCCTTTCCTTCCGACGTAACATTAGAGAACACTACATTTGGGAACATATCCTCAAGCTTGTCGCCCTTTGTACTCATGCGTTCTTCATACGCATAAAGCCACATACGGCTTCCGGTATTCGAATCAGTAAACATCACGTCATTTGTAGATGCCAATGCGTTCTGAGAATAAATTAATCCTTGAGGATTACCAGTCTTTGACGAAACGCCCAATGACGAGAATACGATCTTTTGCGTAGTTTCATCAAACGTCCAGAACAGATAGTCTCCGTTCAATGCAGAATGTTCTACCGTATAGGTGAGCATGTCTTCAAGATTGCTATTAGTATAGCGCCACGTCATGGTATCGGTCAACCCAGATGCATTAGCCATCACAAAGTTTGTATAAGGAATCGGATGCGTATACGACTTCAAAACATCGATCATAGCGTCAAGACTTGTCCCGGTAATCGCCATTGTCTTTCGCTTCTGCGTTTCCTCCGTAGCGCATATCCACTTCACATCCAGCTTTGTCGTAGCTTCATTTACCAGAGTCTGTTTCGCATTCAGCACAAAGAAAGAAAACCCCTTGCCGTCAATCCCAGCAATACCAGTATTAAGAAACATGAACGTGCCATAGCAACCACTTTCAACCTTGTACTCAGATTCACTGGTAATCATGACCGAGAACGTCCCTCTAGGAAGACCATTTATAGGAATGTTCATTTCCATTGAGTTGACCGTCGATGCGTCAAACGCACGATCCTTTATCGTAACTGCGATACAAAAACTGGGGCCGACACGATTAGCCATTATTCTTCCTCTTTAAGCTCGTTATATTCCTTGTACCAAGTAACCACGCTGTCCGGATCCGGCAGAAGGTAGTTGGTATCTCCAGCGGCCTCGGTAATTACTCCGCTGAACGGATCACTGTAGCCCATCCAGTCATTGTCACCCAGGACGACAGCTTCCTTTGCATTCGCAAATTCCTTTTCAAGCTCTTCTCCGCTGTACCCCTTCAAAATTAGCTCATTGCGGATGCTTTCATCCACTGGACGTAGAGTACCCCTAAGAGCCATCGGATTACGAATACGGTTACATGCAGCAAACGCCTTGTACATCTGAGGAGTTCCGTACAGATCGCCAATTACACGGTCTAAACGACCGTTCTTAACCATCGGCAAATTGAACATGCCAGCATAGTTGAATACGTCTGCCCTTATACGTGGAAACTGTTCCTTAGCCATATACTACCTACCGTTTCTTCTGGTTATTAGGGTTGTTATTTTTACCAATATTGCCATCTTTCTTGTTCTGTCCAACCACGCCATTCTGGCTAGGATATTTGACGAACTGGCCAAAGACTTCATTACCAAGAATAGAAATAAAGTCCTTAGTCGGGCCGGGCTGCATCCAGTACGACACTTGCACTTCTGCGGTAATGAAAATCGGCAAGTGAGTTCCGTCCTTAGAAATGAACTGTTCGTTACTAGCCATGAACTTTACGCTTTCAATAACCATCGGCTCAAGGTCGAGATAATGTCCGATGCTAACACGAACCGGAAGCGGATTCGCCGTAATCTCACCACCAAAATACGAGTTGATGGAATTATATGCATCTACGCCAGCACCTAGCAATGACTCACCCGTTGTACG